TTACAGCAAAGAACATTATAAAGTTCATCATCCGAAAAATGCCTCCAGATTTGCTCTCTTTTCGTGTTCCCAACCTATTGAGTTTAATATAAATCTCATAGGGTCTAGGAAAGTTTTCTCAAATTGTATTTCATAATCAATATATTTCTGTAGATTAAACTCTTTTGGTAATTGTGTTACATAACTAATCACATCAAACTTAAATGGATTTGCCTCTAACAATTTAATAAATTTAATCTTATCTCCTTCTTGTATATAAGGATACTTATTTTGTAATTGAAATTCTTTTATTTGGTGATTATAAATCAACGCACCTTTAACGTGTATTGGTGTACCTTTGATAAACACATCTTTACTACTGCCATATTTTCTCAAATTATTACAAGACCTTGGAAATGATATCTGCTCAGCAGACATATTCATAAATTCTTTTTTGAAACCTGCAATGAAAATATGTAAATCTGATTCTTGTTTTGACATTATAATTTTAATTGCCTCTTTAATTTTACCACGACACACTTGTGGAGTTGAAGATTTAATTGCCTCTATACCCATAATCTTTAATTTAGGTTCAGACAATCTTACATCTTCCTCATCCAATACATTTAACATATATCTTTTTTTCGCAACCCATATACCTTTGTTCGCAATAACTTCACGTGCCATAACCATTGCGTTCTTAAATGCGTTAGTATAATCTGCAATGTCTTTAAATTGTTTTGCAATAAAAGGTTCTAATTTGTTATCACATACCTTAGCAAGAAAATCACATACTTGTTGGTCTGTTTTATTTTTACAAGTCTTCTCTACAAATTTATCAAACGATACATAAATTGAATCTGTATCAGACGCTAGTACATAATCTATTTCATTATGTGTTTGTAATACTTGATTTAGATATTCATTTACTTTTTGTTCTATATTTCTTATAATATATTGACCTGCTGTAGTTACAGCACTTGCTTGTGCTATATCATAGTATCTAAAGTATTGATTACCAATTGCACCATAACAACTATTCAAAGCAATCTTTCTTGCCCATTGTATATTATGACATCTAGCAATTTCTTTTTTTAATTCGTTTGTTGGATTCTTTTGATATTCTCTTTGTGCCTTTAACTCACGTTTCTTATATATCACACGGTCTTTATAAATCTTTTCAATCATTTCAGGTAAGAAACCTTGACTATCTCTTTTGAACATTGCACCGTTAGGTGTTATACAAGCGTCTTTATCTTTTAAAAACTCTAGGGGTGTCTTCTTACTCAACATTTTATTCACAGAAACACCAGATGAATCAACACCTAATATCTTTTCGGGAGAAATATTATATTGTACAATAATATGTGGATAAAGAGAGTTGATATCAAAAGACACCACCCAATTTTGCATACCAAGTTTAGGCTCTTTTACATAAGCGCCTTCATACTTTGTATCCTTGGAATGTTCTTCCCTAGGAGGTATACAAATATTTTTTTCCATCAAATGGTTTGCGATTAATGTATCCCAAACTCTAACCTGTGAAAAAATATCGTTATAATTTACTTTAGTTTCATATGCAAACGTTAAAGATAAATCAATTAACCCTAATTTATCTTCTAATGCGTCAACAATTTCTACGTCTTGTATATTATATTCTACAAATTTTTGAAAATCTTTTGTATAAAAATCTTTAAAAGTGCCATATGGATTTTCACGTTTACCTTGACCTAATTCAACTTCACCTATAAATCCTAATCTATAACTTTCTTGTCTTGCTGGTATAAACCATTTATACAAATCAAGATAATCTAACATAGCAATACCATACAAAGTATAATACGTATTAGGTCTACCTCGTATAATAATTTGTTCACTTGTTATTAAATTCCAAGGCGACATACGATTTGCAACTTTAGAACCTACAAGTAATTTTATCCTATTCATTAAATAAGGTAAGTCAAAAAATTTAGTATTCCAACCTGTAATAACATCTGGATAATTCTTTAACCAGAATTTCATAAACTCCATTATTAAATGTTTTTCATCTTTACATTCAATGTAAGTTACATCTGTACGGTCTGTTGTGAATTTACCAACACCCCAAGTTATAATCTGTTTATTGGATTGATTCTTAACACTAATACAAAGTAATTCTTCTATAGGATTATCTACTTCTGGAAAACCATTTTCACAACCACACTCTATATCTAATGTAAATATTTTAATTAAATCTTTTGACCATTTAACTTGTTTTGGAAATTCTTTATTAATATATTGATAATGATATCTTTCAAGTCCATAGGTAGGTGAGTTTTGAGTTGAGATATCTTTTCTAAATCTACGAGCAGCGTCAATAGATGAAAAAGTAATTGGTTTTAAATTTTGACCTTGTAAAGTTTTAAAATCTGTTTGTTCTCTTGTTAATGAATATAATGTTGGAGAAAAATTAATCTTCTCTTTATACTCCTTGTCATTATGTACACCTCTAACAAGTAGTTTGCCTTTATATTCTATTACATTTTTATAAAAGTTCATCTGGTCTCAAATGCAAAGTTAAACCATCAAGTTCTTTAGTAAGTTTTATCTGACAAGATAATCTACTTACTCCTGGTTTATATCCTTTTTCATATTCTAATTGTTCTTCTTCAATGGAATTATCATCCATCTTTGGTACTTTATCTATCCATTTTTCATCTACATATACGTGGCAAGTACAACACATACAATTGCCACCACAATCTGCAGGTATTTCTGGAATATCTACAGTTGATTCAAATTTGGCTGCCTCCATTGCACTCAAACCTTCTCCAGCTTGAACACGAATTTTGGATCCGTCCCTTACAAAATATACATCTATCACTTATCTAATGTTGGCAAACCTGTTTCAGTTATTAACTGTTTTTTAGGTGCTAAAATAGATGAAGTATTTGTAATATAATTCTGTTTGATTTGTTCTTTTGGTTTTGATATTGACATAACCTTATCTGCTCTAATTTCAATTGAGTCTCCATCTGAATATGGAGCATAAGGGGTCATCATTAATTGGACTGGTTTACCTGGTGCAGTTTGCGTAGGTATGATAACAAATCCTTTTATGATTGTAATTGTCTTTGATCCTTCTGTAATTTTTCCGATAACATCTTCTCCTGTTACCAATCTACAGACTAAAATTTCATCACTTGCCATTATATTTCTCCTTAATTATAATATACACCATTTCTCATCAATTGTCAATGCTGTCTGGTGGTTCATTTCGTGGTACAAAGGGTGTATATCCATCTTCAGCCGCTGTAGGATCATCTTCACCTACAATTGCTTGTACTTCTGGAACATAATGCTTTAGCATATCTTCCACACTTTGATGTAATGTTTGCTTAGACATTGCACAACCAGAACAACTACCTGCTAATTCTAATTTTGCCACACCTAATTCCATATCAAAATCTAAATAATTTATAAACCCACCGTGTTGGGCTACAGCAGGTGCTACTTTATCTTCCAAAATAAATTTAATGTCTTTTGCTATCTCTTCCTTGGTTCTATATGAAGTAAATTTACCAAGTTCTGGTGTGCTATCTGACATTATGTAGCGCCTCTCTTTCTTTTTTAGTTTTTTTGTAAGTTGACTGCTGAATTACCTTTTTGTGTTTCAGTAATTTCAAACGTTAATTCGTCACCTTCATTTAACTCCAAGTTTGCTGCTTGTAGTGCTGAAGAGTGTACGAAAACATCTTTTTCATTGTCTTCTCTTGCTATGAAACCGTAACCTTTTGTTGGGTTAAACCATTTCACTTTTCCTTTTATACTCATCTTATCTTATTTTTCTCCTTTCTTGTCATCTAAACTATACTTTGTTGTTATTACATATTTTCTATTAGGGTTAACCATAACATTAAATCTATTCATAGTTTCCCTATCAAATAATATTTTTGATTTTTCATCTCTATCATCAAGTGTAAATTCTACATCTTTATATTCTCCACCTGCAAAATCTACATCAAGTTTAATGACATATCTTTCTTCTTCATAATCTCTTAAACCACCTACACTAATTTTTTGCTTACGCACTATATCATTTGTAAGTGTT